TCCAGCCCCCCCTATCCCCCCGCCCTTTTAATATTATTTTTTTTTTTTGCATATATATATATATAGGTAGATAAGATTTGAAAAACAGTAACTTAGCGTGCAAAAACTTTTTTTGCATATTTTTGCACAAGACCACGCCAGAAGCATGGTTATTTTCCCCGCTGGTTGGCGGCCTGCCTATTTGTTCCACGATTGTTTCACGCCGTGGAACATAGGCTGCCAGGGGGGGCAGCGGTTTACAATTTAGATACAATGCAGCACAATGTGCCGCACAGGTCGATGCACAGGTCGATGCACAGGTCGATGCACAGGTCGATGTGGTGAAAAATCATGATAACAATAACTGATGTTTTTCCGACCAAGCTAGCGATTCAAATTGCCAAACGCGCAGCCCTGCACGAATTATTGGAACACGACATTGACTTGCCGGAGGTGGTCAACAGCTTCCAGTGCGTCGCAATCGTGGAGCCGTTTGAAGTAGCCTTGAAAGTTGCTGAGGCGCAGTTTAATAAAAAGCTAAATGCGGCGCAGCGGAAAGAGCTGCTGAAAATTTACGACCTGACAAAAATTGAGTTTGATGGAATCATAGCTGCGCGTTTCGCCCATATCATCACCCACGGCAAGCATGATGCTAATAGCCTCGCGGCGATTGAGTTGTGGCAAAATATGGATGGCGCACACAAATCGGACAATCTTAAAAAGGTTATTTTTTCATTAAAAGGGCCGACTAATGCAAAGTCAGGTTAATGTAGTCTTGCCCTGGCCGCCCACGGTCAACACATATTATGCTTGTGTTGACGGGCGAAAAGTCCTGAGCCGCAAGGGTCGAGAATATAAAGAGGCGGTCAAAAAAGTTATTGACGCCAACTCGCTGCGCTTGTATTTGACGTGCGATCTGAATGTATCTATTGACCTATACCCCCCACGCGATTTCAAGTACGACGTGGACAACTATTCAAAGTCCATTTTTGATTCATTGACAGCGGCGAACTTTTGGACAGATGATTCTATCGTGCGTCGTTGCGCCGCAGAAAAGATGGACAAGGTAGCCGGTGGCCGGGTAGTGGTGAGGGTAAGTGAATACGACGGCTGAACCGGTGGAGATGATGTTCTCCGGGCCGCAGTTCGATTTCTTGCAGGCGCAAGAGTCCTACGTGGCCCTGGTGGCTGGATACGGTAGTGGTAAGACTTTGAGTGGTGCTGCGCGCCTGGTTAAAAATCTAATGGAATCGCCTGGAATCAGCCAAGCGTACCTTGCACCAACGTACTTATTGGTTCGTGACATTTTCTACCCCACGATTGAGAAGCTGCTAGATCTGCTGGACTTTCCATATCGAATAAATTACGCAAAACATAGCATCACTATCGATGGGCTAGGGGAGATCAACTGCTACACGATGGATCAACCCCATAAGATCATAGGATGGGAGGCTGCCGACGTTCTGCTGGATGAGTTTGACACGGTACAGATGTCAAAGGCGTTAGTGGTGTTTCGAAAAGCCAAGGCAAGGCTGCGGCAAAAGAACCCGGAGCGGAAGAATCAGCTATACATAACCACCACGCCTGAGGGTTACCGCATTACATATCAATTATTTGAGAAAGATCCCCTGAAGGATTCCCGAATCATTCGCATGTCAACGTTCGACAACGAGGACAACCTGCCAGAGGGCTACATCCCCGACCTGTTCGCACAATATCCAGCCAGCTTGATACAAGCCTATATATACGGTAATTTTATCAATCTAACGTCAGGTACGGTCTACTACACATTCAATAGGAAGGATTGCAGCACGGACGACAAGATCAAGCAGGATGATGTGCTGTTCATTGGTCAGGACTTCAACGTCGGCAATATGGCAAGCGCCGTTTTCGTCAAGCGGGGTTCCGCGTGGAGCATAGTTGACGAGATAACCAAGCTGCGTGATACGCCCGATTTAATTAAAACAGTAAAACGTAGATGGCCCAACCATAAAGTAATATTTTATCCAGACGCATCTGCAAAGAGCAGGGCCACGATGGATGCCAGCGATTCCGATGTTGCATTATTAAAAAGAGCAGGGTATAACGTCAGAATGAACTCAAAAAACCCGCTGGTTAAAGATCGCGTACTATCCGTAAACAATGCCTTTGAAAAGGGTATACTAAAGGTTAATTGCGATACTGCGCCGAACGTGGCGCTATGCCTGGAACAACAAGCCTACGATGCCAGCGGAGCGCCGGAGAAGGTCAGCGGCTTTGACCATCTCAACGACGCGACCGGGTATGTGGTGGCCAAAGAGATGGGGATAACAAGGCCGCAGTTCATTAAAACTAACGTGTGGTGACATGCTATATGAATGAATACGATAGGATATATGCACGTGACGAGTTGGTGTATAGCACAACTAAAGACATTCTGGCCGCACTTGAAAGTTTGGGCGTCAGTAAGGTAGAGCTTGCTCGGCGCATTGGTAAGCCCTTGTCTTTTGTCACGCAACGGTTGGGGGGTTATATGCCCATGACGCTCCCCGCGCTTTCGGATATTTGTTTTGCGCTAAAGCTAGACTTAAAAATAACTATCGCAGCTAAAGTGGAGTAACATGAACGCTCGCCCAATAGTCCCATGGCAAGGCGGCAAGCGTAGGCTGGCTAAAGAAATACTGCCACTGTTCGGGCCTCATAAAACATACGTTGAGCCATTTTGCGGCGGCGCTGCAATGTTCTTTTACAAGGAGCCTTCGCAGGTTGAAGTGCTGAACGATATAAACGGCGAGTTGATGAATCTGTACCGCGTCGTTAAAAATAACCTTGAGGAATTTCTGGCTGAATTTGAGTGGGCGTTGATCAGCCGCGAGGAGTATTACAGGCACAAGAACACCGACCCGGTCACACTAAACGAAGTTCAGAGAGCGGCGCGGTTTTACTACTTGCAGAAGATGGCTTTTGGTGGGAGCGTGCTCTGCCATAACTTCGGCGTTTCGGTGGTTTGCCCGCCCAAGTTTAATCTTTTGAGCATGGAGGAAAGCTTGGCTGCCGCCCGCCTGAGATTGGCGAGAGTCTACATTGAGCACGTTGGGTGGGCTGATTGCGTGGCAGCCTATGACGGGCCTGAAACGCTTTTTTATCTTGACCCGCCGTATTGGGGGACAGGGGGCTATGGCAAGGAGTTTGACTTTGAGCAATATCAGATCATGGCTGAACAAGCTAGGATCATTGAGGGCAGGATGGTAATATCGGTTAACGATATACCAGAGATGCGCGAGATATTTGAAGGCTTGCAAATGCTTGGGGTAGAGGCGCAATATACGTCGGGCCAAGAGAAAAGTTATGAGGCCAAAGAGCTACTGATATTCAATCGGGAGCCGCAGGCCGGGGCTAACAATGTAATTCAATTAGAACTTGTACACGGTGATTAACAATGGCTATTGATGCAACCCACCCATCCTACGATGCAAATATCCAGGACTGGACTTTAATCGACAACGTGATCAAGCGCAAGAACCTCCATTCTTACCTGCTTGCACTAAACCCCGCAGACAGTAGCTCTGCCAACCAACAGCGGAACGACGACTACAAAAAGAGGGCGGTGTTCTACGCTCTCTCTTTCCAGACCTTGATCGGGATGCTTGGCCTCGCGTTCTCAAGGCCGCCCCGGATAGCTTTGCCTACGCAGCTTGAGTACCTTGTTGATAATGTTGACGGGGCAGGCAACACGCTAGAACAGCAGTCAAAGGGCGTGCTGAGTGACGTGGCCAGCAAGGGCCGCGCAGGTTTGTTTACTTCGTTCCCAATGACAGATGGCCCTATTTCTCGCGCAGACGTTGATAGCAAAAGGTACGTCGCAACGATTCAGCAAATCGACGCGAAACAGATTATCAATTGGCGCGTGGAGACTTTTAATGCAGAGAAGAAGCTGACCTTGGTAGTAATCGCTGACGCAGAAGAGGTGGTGAACGATTACAAAGTTACTTATGTCCCGATCATCAGGGAGCTATATCTAGATGCCGGTATTTACCGCGAGCGCCACTGGCGCAAAGTTGATGACAGTTGGACATACCAAGAATACACACCCACGAATTCGACCGGCCAACTATTAACGGAGATCCCTTTTACATTCGTAGGCTCGGCCAACAACGACCCGCACGTGGACGTGCCAAACATGCTAAGTCTCTGCGAGTTGAATATAGCGCATTATCGCAATAGCGCGGACTTTGAAGATAGCATTTGGTATTGTGGCCAAGCGCAGCCCTACGCTACGGGGCTAGATGAAGAGTTTGTTAACGCCATGCGCGAGAGCCAAGTGTATGTTGGCTCCCGGCAGATTTTAGCTATCCCTTCAGGCGAGACCTTTGGGTTCGCAAGCGCGCCACCTAATCCATTGGTCAGGCAGGCCATGGTTGACAAGGTTGATATGATGATCGGGCTAGGTGCTCGCCTGATAACTATGGGCGGCGTGGCAAAAACGGCAGACCAAACTTCAGGAGAGCGTGAGATGCTCCACTCCCCGCTGTCTTTGAGCGTCAACAACGTCAGCGATGCCTACAATAGATGCTTTGCATGGTGTGCCGATTATGTTGGAGCCACTATGGGAGAAGGGGATGGGTACCAGATAAGTACTGACTTTGTTAAGCCAATAGCCACCACGCAGGAGTTGCAGCAGATTATCGCAGGCTTTGTGAGCGGCTCCGTACCGCTATCAGACTATGTTAAATTTATGCAGCGTCAAGGGCTGTTCGACCCACAAAAAACTACTGAGGATTACAGCGAAGACTTGAGGATGATTGGCTAACCCATGCCCACGGCGCCTGACAAGCTGGTAGATCAATCTGTTCGCCACGCTGTATACTTGGAGCGATATAAGAGCGGCGCGGTGAATGAGTTTGATCGCTTTCTAGGTGTCTTGGAAAAGTCTATATTGCTGGAGTTGAGCGGGGATGTTACAGAGTGGAATCGTGCGCGGCTGAATAAACAATTAGTAGCTATTCGTAAGGCGATGAAGCCCACGCTAGCCGACATAAATAGCCTTATGAATTCGCAGGCGGTGGACCTTAATTTATACGAAGCTGACTTTGAGATTCGGTCCTTAAGTAATGTAATCGATTATGACTTTGATCTCCCAAGCGACAAGCAGTTAACCGCCGCGCTATATTCAACGCCACTAGCCGCTCAAGGTGTGAGCGGAACCTTGCTAAAGCCGTACTATAAAGAGTGGTCGGCGCGAACGATTGCGCGGGTGAATGGAACTATTAGGTTGGGATACGCGCAAGGCTTAACAACCGAGGCAATCAAGCGCACCCTTGCAGGGACTGGCGGCACAATGGATTTAGTAGACAGGGACTTGGCTGCCGTCGTCCGTACCGGCTTGGCGCATAGCGCCCAGGTGGCAAGGAATGATGTATGGCAGGAGAACAAGCAGGCAGTCAAAGGCGTGAGGATCACTGCCACGCTAGATGATCGAACAAGCTCAATCTGCCGTAGCCTGGATGGGCGGATCTTCCCGATAGACAAAGGCCCTCGCCCGCCGTTCCATATCAATTGCCGCACCACCACCACGGCTGCCCTGGATAGCCGCTTTAACTTTCTGGACGAAGGGGCTACAAGGTCTGCGCGAACACCGGAGACCGGGAAAGTAACAAAGGTATCGGCAGGTCAAAGCTATTATGATTGGTTAAAAAAGCAGCCTGCCGCGATTCAGGATGATATAATTGGCAAAGATCGAGGCAAGCTTTTACGCAATGGCGGCATAACCACCAAGCGATTCGCCGAGCTTCAACTGAACAAAAAGTTTGAACCGATTACTTTGGAGCAGATGAAGAAGCGCGACCGGGCTGCGTTCAAAAAGGCCGGGATTTTACATCTGAAAAAGAGAGGGGGATAACTGTGCAAAATGCAAAAGCTGTTTACGAAGGACTGCTGGAATCTGTGCAGCGATTACAAAAATGGCGGTCTTGGGAGCGGGTTTCGGGAGGCAATCAAAATGTAGATGAGCTATTAGCGCAGTACGGCAAGGAGCTTAACCTTGCAGTGCAAACGCTAGGCACTGTTCTCGGCGAGGCGGAGGGCAAATAATGGAAGAAGAATTCAGCGTTAACGACAAAGCCTTGGAAAAGGCAGACGCAGACTTTGGAGACTTGGCCAAATGCTTGAGGCTGCTGGCGTTGGGTGATGTTATTGAAGAGCTACGGAGGTGTAAGCGATGAGCGAAGAAGAAAGCAAAGAAACTGACGACAACAAAGCTGAAGATCAAGCCGCTGCAATCGCGGCGCTTGAGGCAAAGCAGCAAGCGGCGGAAGCAGAGCTTGAGCGGTACAAGGCCAAGCACGCAGAAGCCGAAAAACATCTGAAAGAAACCGAAAAAAAGCTCGGCGAGATTGAGAAAAAAGACACCGGCAAAAGTAGCGAAGAAGCGGAGAAAGCTATGGCATCATATGAGGAAAAGTTGGCAAAAATAGAGGCCAAGTATGCCTCGGATGTCAAGGCGATGGAGACAACCGTTATTGATGCGGCTGCGCGCGCTTTGGCAAGCGAGATCGCACTGGATGGCTCCGCCGATGTACTGATGCCGCACATACGCGCACGCCTTGGCGCAACTTCGGAAGATGGCGTTTCCAAGGTCCACGTTACCGTCGGCGGCGTAAAGTCCACGCAGTCTTTGGACAAGCTAAAAGAGGAGATTGTAGCCAATGCCGCCTTTGCGCCAGTGCTCAAAGGATCTGCCGCGAACGGCACCGGCTCGCCGTCCGGCAAAGGCGAAGGGGCGGCGGTTAAAACAATGAAACGCGAGGCATTTGACAAGTTGTCCGATGTGGCCAAGCGTGAGTTTGTCACCACTGAGAAAGGCCAAGTGCATGATTAAATAGCGATTTTTCGGGGGTTTACTTTTTGCAAAAAGCGTGGTAGGCTCCGATAATCAATGCAAAAAGGCCGTGCCTATTTGCCAAGTCCGTGACTTGAAAAAGATAAATAATTTTTCATTCAACCTTGGAGAATAAGGCAATGGCTAACACGCTTACCGATCTGATCCCCGATCTTTACTCTGCGCTGGACGTTGTGTCCCGCGAACTCGTAGGCATGATCACCTCCGTCACACGCGACGCTACCGCTGACCGTGCGGCTGTTGGACAAACTGTACGCAGTCCTGTGGCCCCCGCAGCTGCATCTGTCGATATTGTCCCCGCTGTAACGCCTCCGGACGATGGCGATCAAGAGATTGGCAACGCAACCATCACGATCACCAAAGCCAAGCGTGTACCGATCCGCTGGAATGGCGAAGAGACGCGAGGCTTGGATAACAACGGAGCCTCTTACAATGTGATCTTGCGCGATCAGTTTGCACAAGGTATGCGAACTTTGACCAACGAGATCGAAAGCGATCTAACGGGCTTGCAAAAATACGCAAGCCGCGCTTGGGGTACTGCTGGCACCACGCCTTTTGCAACTGCTGGCGACTTCTCCGATTCGTCTTACACTGCGAAGATCCTTTTGGACAACGGTGCGCCAACGAGCGGAAATATGTTGATCATCAACACCGCTGCTGGTGCGAAGATGAAGGGGCTACAGTCCCGCGTGGATATCGCTGGCAGCGATGAGATGTTGAGGCAAGGAACGCTGCTGGAGCATAGTGGATTTTTCATCAAGGAATCCGCTGGAATCCTTCCTGCCTTTGGTTCAAACGGCATCACCGATACCGTATCTGTCACGGCGAACACGGCAGCAAAAGAAACTACCGTTAACGTCACCACCGACGGCTCTGGCGCAGTAGCTTTGGTGGCTGGCGATATCATTACCTTTGCAGGCGATACGAGCCAGTACCTTGTTGCGGCTGATGTAACCATTGGCGCATCTTCAACTGGCGATATTATCCTCACGGCACCCGGCCTGATGCAGGATGTAGCTGCTGGCGTAGTGCTCTCCGGGACTGATGTATCGGCGCGAAACATAGCATTCGCACCAACCGCGATTGTCCTGGCTACACGCGCTCCAGCGTTGCCGCAAGGCGGTGACTCGGCGGACGACAGAATGACTGTCACCGATCCGCGCTCCGGTCTTTCGTTTGAGGTGTCCATGTACAGGCAATATCGTCAAATTCAGTACGAGGTGGCGATGGCTTGGGGCCAATCCATGATCAAGCCCGAACACGCTGCGATCTTGCTGGGTTAAATCGCTGCGAGGCTCCTGGCTTGCGAACGCAGGAGTCTCGCTCTATTTTGAGGAGCGTGTAGCATGAAAATCAAGACAGTAAAAATCGGTAGCTATATAGTAAACGAAGCCGACACTGCAAGGTTCAAAAAACAACCCCCAAAAAAGCAGGAGCCGCAAGCTGAGGAGCCGCAAGAGCCTACAGCTAAAGCGCGGGGCAGGTATAAGAAGTAATGTCACAGACTAACCGCATCGGTACTTTCATCACCGTCCCACAAGATCAAAGTGGGACGAACCCGAAGATCGTCTCACTTGATAATCCGTTACCGGTTAAGCCTGGGGCTGAAGCTACTCAACTTGTAAACATCTTGGCAGAACTCAAGACCGCAACCGTAACCACCACCACTACCGCAATCGTTGCAGGGCTGGACTACCTAATTGATGTTGATGATGGCTCCATCTTTTCGGTTAACGACTTTATCGCTATCGGTGGCGAGCCAAATAACGACGGGCATCGCTACAAAATATTAGCCATATCAAGCAACCAGTTGACGCTAGATTCCTACGTTGATTTAAGCTGGGCAGTGGGCACTGAAGTTAGGAAAGTAATGGTTGCCTTGGAGTCTGCGGTGGGCACATTGGTCAGCCCGGTTGTGTACCGTGTAACGCCAAACGAGGGCAGCGCGCTAGACGTATCCAGAATGATTGTGTCAATGACGCATTCAAGCGCCGGGGATAACGGGAAGTTCGGGGATCTGCCGCCTCTAACTAATGGTTTTTTGATCAGGTTCCGTGTCGGGGGCGTGTATAACACCTTTGCCAACTGGACTTCTAACGCATCAATTAAAACTGACGTTTACGACCTTGATTACGATACCCGCTCCGGCGGCGGCGGCACTTACGGAACAACTGCACGCGGGTCATTCAATCGGATCGCTCCTGGCGTGCTGCTTGATTATGACAGTGGAGACTTCTTGGAGTTCCAGGTGCGCGACGATCTAACCAGCTTGTTGTCGATGAACGTCAGAGTGCAAGGCTACGTGGTGCTATAGCGCGATGCCTCTAATCATTGAAGATGGCTCAATCGTTCCCGGCGCAGATAGCTACGTTTCCCGCGCTGACTATATTATTTTTGCCGAAAAAAACGGCATCACTTTGGTAGACGGGGATGAGCTTGATGTTCAGTTGCGCCAAGCGGCAGAGTACATAGACCAGCACGAACAAAACTTAATCGGTTACAGGGTAGAGCGCGATCAGCCAATGGCTTACCCACGCTACGATCTGTATATCAATGACTTCTATTGGGCAAATGACGAGATACCTACGCAGGTTATAGATGCACAACTTTGGTATGCCTTAGACATAAGCGCAGGCGTGAGCTTGTGGAATCGCCCGAACAATCCTAACCAACTGGTAAAAAGTGAGCGAGTAGAAGGCGCGGTTAAAGTTGAGTACGCGGTCGGCGATTCAAGCGGAAGCAGCACACGGCAATACAGCCAAGGCGACAGCATTATGAGCCAACTGCTGCGGGCAAGTTATATGCGGATCTCCGGTGTCCGCGCATGAGTGATGATTTTTATATCAAGTTAAGTGAGACTGCCGCAGGGTTGTTGTTGCGGTTCGGTAAGACGATAACAATTGTTAGATATGAAGGACGCTTTAACGACCCGGTTACCGGAGTGCTTACGGAAGGGACAAGAACAGAGATAGCTACAACTGGCGTTGTAATCAATTATGAAGATAAAGATATTGACGGTGTGCGGATCATAGAAGGAGATAGGCTGGTTGTGGTTGATAACTCTGAAATTGTTTCGCCGTCGGATAGAATAGTTTTTGATGGGGAAGAGTGGCGAGTGATTGATAACAAGCAAGCCAAGCCAGCCAATATAAATATTGTAAGTTTTATCCAAGTGCGAAAGTGATGAAAGTAAAAACGAATCCAAACTGGCACAACATGCTGGCCAAGATTGCCAAGGATAAAGGTATGCGTATCGGCACACTTGCCAAGGGTGTTAAGATAAAACTATTTAGTGCAATAGTTGATGACACTAGAGTTGACACTGGAAGGCTGAAGGGCAATTGGAATATTCAAGAGGGCAGCGCTTCACTTGATGTTACCGACGACGTGGACAAAAAAGGCGAGGCAAAGAAGCAGGAGATTACAGACAAAGCAACCGAAAGCGGCAAGACGTTTTTTACCAATAACCTGCCATATGCAGAAGTGTACGAAAATGAGGACGGCATGGTTGCTGAAAATGTACGCCGCTTCGAAAGCATCTTAAAGAAAGAGGCGCGGAGGCTCCGTTTGATATGAGCCTAAGAACCGAGCAAGCATTGGTACAAGCGCTACTTGACGGAAACTTGCAGCTTGATATCGTGCATGAGAACGGCAACTTTTCAGTATGGAATGGCGTGGAATATGTACACGAAAATGGGACATATTTGCCGCAAGCAGATCGGCCATATATCGAAAACAAGAACCTATCTGCCGACACGCAGCCGTTCTCTTTGAATGACTCTGACGATTACTTAGGGACGTTTCAAATTAACTTATATTATCCCTCTGACACTGGAGGGATAGCGATGAAGCAGAAGGTGGAGACTATAATCAAAGACATTTTCACAATCGGCAAGCGGTTGGTGTATGATGGTCAAAAGGTTATTATCGAATCGAACAGGCAGAACCGCCTTTTGATCGCAGGCGGCTTCATGACAATGGTTCTACGCATAGACCATAGGTCTTTTGTAAGCAGGTAGAGGAGTATTAAAGATGAGTACTACAGACGTAACCACTAACATTAAAACGCTGGTAGCCGCTTCCGCAGGGCTTCCAGATACTTACGACGATGACCCGACCACCGGCTACCCGTCACTGACTTTCACCACGGTGTCCGAGGTGATAGACATTGGCGAGATTGCCAAAGCATTTGAAGTGGTCAACCATCAAACGGTTGATCGTGACTACCCGCAAAAGCTAAAGGACACATACGACATTGCCAACATTGCTATAAACCTTGGCCGCGTGTCCAGCGATGCTGGCCAAGCGCTCTTGGAATCTGCGCTTGCGCTGAAGCAGTGTTACTCCTTCAAGATCACTCTGGCGTCAGGCGATATTATTTACTTTACCGCGCAAGTGATTAAGTATGGCGTGGGGTCTATCGCGGCAGGCGCAGTAGAGACCTCCATGATGGAGTTGGCGGTATCGCCTGAATCATTGTTTACTGAGATCGTTTAGGAGGACGTATGGACCTAAGTACGCTAAGCACTAACAATGCTGAGACTGGCGCAGTTATGAAGCTACGCCACCCGCTGACTGATGAGGTCTTGCTGACGGATAAGGGCAAAGAGATCACCATAACGATGCTTGGTGCGGACTCCTCAAAGTATCGAAAAAAGCAGTACGAGATTCAGAATGCCCGCGTCAAAAGCATGATGAAGAACAAAGATAAAAAGGGCTTCTCCTTCACGGAAAATACTGTCTGCGAATTGCTTGCTTCGTGTGTGGTGGGATGGCATGGAATCGTATACGATGGCAAAGAGCTAAAGCATACCGAAGAGAATGCGCTGATGTTGTTTAAGACAATGCTGTGGGTGCGCGAACAGGTGGATGAGTTTGTTGAGGATCGTACAAATTTTTTTACCGAAAGTTAAAAGACGTTCGGTTGTACGTTGAAAAAATGGCGTGGTTGTTTGCATCGCCAAGAGGAGGAGGGCCGACAAGGAACGATATGTTAAGGCGACAAGGCGTCAAATACAAGATGCCTGCACTAGGTAACATGAGGTACTTAATTGATTACCTCGCGGAGCTTGGCGAGGCGAAGCTGGCAGGAAGTGACCTGGCACCGAATACATGGGTTGATATAGTGGCGTGGCAGGATGCTACAGGGTTACGGCTAGAGCCGCGAGATGCAAAGGCTTTGAAGATGTTATCGGAGGCATACGTGCTGCAACACATGAGATCGACTGATAAAAATTGCCCGGAGCCTGGGGGCAAAGTTGCAGCGCCTGACGTTGACGAAAAGCTACGCAAGATGGTTAGGATATTGCGGCCATGACTGATGTTGTAGACATTGGGTTGTCGATTGATAGCAGGGACGTGGATAAGGCGTCTAGCTCTTTGGGGCGTATGTCAAAGGAGTCAGGCAAACTAGCAAAGGCCATGAAGAGCCTCGCCATTGTCGCTGGGTTGGCTGCAGTTTTTAAGCAAGTGGCCGACGCCCAACGACAATACACGAAAGCCCTAAGCGAACTCTCCGCGATCACCGGCGCAACAGGCCGCCAGCTTGAATACCTAGACAAGACGGCACGGCAACTTGGCCGCACTACCACGTTCAGCGCCAATGAAATCGTTACCGCTTTTAAGTTGGTGGCGTCGGCAAAACCTGACTTGCTGGAAAGCAGCGAGGCGCTGGCACAAGTTACTAAAAACGTTTTGACGCTTGCCGAGGCGTCCGGTATGGAGTTATCCGATGCAGCCAAGACGCTCGGCGGATCACTGAACCAATTTAACGCAGGCGCAGAAGAGTCCGCCAGGTTTATGAACGTGCTTGCCGCTGGCGCGAAGTTCGGCGCAAGTGAGATACAAGATACAGCCGTTGCTTTGAAAAATGTTGGTGCAGTTTCCGCTTCATTAAATCTAACTTTTGAAGAAACCAACGCAGCAATCCAAGCTCTTGCCAATGTATCGATCAAGGGCGGTGAGGCTGGCACAGGGCTACGTGGGGCGCTACTCAAGCTAACCAAGCAGTCCCGCTCCGAGTTCAACCCGGAGATGGTGGGACTTGCAAAAGCGTTTCAGAATCTACAGGCCGCCAACCTTACCACCACGGAAAAGATGGAGTTGTTTGGGCTTGAATCAATCACTGCCGCCACCGCTTTAATTGAACAAGCAGATAGCTTGGATGTGTTGACAAAGAAGCTGACCGGCACCACTACCGCTTTCGACCAGGCCAGAACCAATGTAGATAACCTGGATGGCGATATTAAGGAGATGGGGTCTGCGTGGGAAAGTGTGTCGTTAACTTTGGGAAAGATGTTTGATCCAGCGTTGCGCACAGTTGTTCAGCTTATGGGGTTCGCAGGCAAGTCTGTGGAGACAGTGATTCTTCAAATTGAAAAAGCTATTGCTTCGGTTACTGTGATATTGGCAGCGTTGTGGGAAGCGCTATCTGGCAACTTTGACCGAGCAGGTGCTGCGCTAGATAGTTATGCAGGCAAGTTGGCTGACATTGAATTGCAGATTGCGGCTGTTTGGGAAACTGATGATGAGCAATTGGAAAAACAAAAGCAAAAAGAGGAGACGGATCTACAAAATTTAGAAACACAAAAGCAGCTATTGGAAGTGGAACAAGAGCGCGCCGCATTGAAAGCGGCGGCGGAAGAAGAAACCGAGATGAATGATATGTTAGACACTGCAATAATGGAGGAGGAACAACTGGCGCGGCAGAGTGAGTTGGATGCGCGGAAGCTGGAAGAGAAAAAAGCATATTGGGATAACTTGTACAATCTTGAAACAGGCTCGCAAGAAGCAATCATTAAATTTAATGAGGGCTTGGTGCGCGGCAACTTTACAACAATGGCGCGTTACGGTGCGCTGGCATTTTCAAATTCCGCAAAAACAAGCAAGAAGATGTTTGCAGTTCAAAAAGCCTTTGCTTTAGCTAATGCAGCAGTTAACTTGCCCGATGCCATAGTGCAATCATATCGTAATGCTGGCGGCTTCCCTTGGGGCATCTTGCCTGCCGCAAAGATGGCGCTTGCAGGGGCGGCTCAAATATCCAAGATCAAGTCCTCAACCTTCGGCAGTTCGCCCAGCGGCTCAACTTCTGCTGGTGGCGGCGGCTCGCCTACCATCCCCACGCCAACCCTGCCAGAAGGTTCTACGGCCACACCGGAGGGGCTGGAGGAAGAGGAGAAGCGCACAGTTAAAGAAATACGTATTAATGATGTGGGCACAGGCATCCACAGCGAAGCTCTGCGCGAGTTCGCATTAAGTATGGCTGAGACGCTCCAAGAAATGGGCAGCGACACAAGGATAACAACCTAATGTCATTTATGGCTACAGCCTCCATCGGTAATGCAAGCCAGAACGCCTACGGCTCGATTCTTTACGGTGGAATCTTTGAGCAGGAGGTAACCCTGTCCGCACTAAACTATATTGACGGGTTCCCGCCTGAGAACGCGGTGGACGGACTAACCTATGACTCCTGGGCTATCAGTGAAGATAGCTGGATAAAAGCGGAATCAGAACAAACTAAGGTTGCGAATTGCGTCGGGTTCTACGCAGTAAAGTCTAATCAAGACGCCAGCTTTAGTGTTCAATTTTCAGATGACGGGATAACTTGGCAGATCGCCCGCGACCGTGCGCCGCTGAACGACGGCGCAAATTTTTATACTTTCTCAGACAAAATATCAAAGTATTGGCGCATCTACATATGGACTGAAGAAGATGTGTATATTGGTGGGTTGATCTTGTCGCAGGTGATGAACCTTGAGCTTGGGTTGCCTCCAAACTTTGCCTCGCCATTTTATAATCGGAAGATCGAAACCAAGACTTATAAATCCGACGCAGGGCAGTACATATCAGGCACGATTCTACGCAAGGGTATAGAGGGAAGCATCCGAATCATAAATCTAACTGAGCGCTTTATTTATTCAAAGTGGATTCCGTTTGTTGACTATGTGCAAGAGTTCCAGCGGCCTTTCCTTTTCTCTTGGGACCCTATAAACCACAGCAACGAGGTTGTATTGTGTTACGTTAAAAACGACATTGATGCGCCGCGTTGGCAGAGCAAAAACTACTTGAGCGCCTCCATAGATTTTGAGGGCCAGCGATGAGCTACGACGATAAGAAGAAGTCCATCAGTAGTGAGCCTTTCTCTTTCGTGGAGTTGGTAGTTGACTCCTGCCCACTAACCCACGGAGTAGCGCCATGCACCGCCACGCAAACAGGCGATGCTAAGTGTTTTAACACGATCCAAACTTGCAACGATTTAGACAATTATGAGAAGGGAGAAAAGGCATACAGGTTTTGCGAGAGCCGCGAGAACATCCCTGTTGGCGAAAACATGATACCCGCCATTATTGGCAAGGTTAACATCGCCTCAAACTCCATTACTTCGGGGCGCGGGCTGGGGAACCGCTTTGTCGCAAAGGTTCAGATCAAAGACTTCCCCTACCACGATCGCGGAGTTGATAAGTATGTATCTGAACGCACCTACGACCCTATGAAACAAGGCACATACTGGGGGAAATGGCTCAAGCGTAATGAGTTCTACGAGGGCCGCACTATGCGGCATTACTACGGGTTCCTGGGTGGCGAGTTTGATATAAATAATTTTAAGTCCGAGGTATTCGAGCTTGACAGTATCGACGCTTCCTCCAACGGCAAGGTGGCAATTACGGCTAAAGATATTTTAACAAAAACGTACAAGGAAAAATCGCAGTACCCCGTCGCGTCGAATGGTGAGCTAAGCGCTGCCATATCTGATGCCGATACCGCCTTTACGGTAACCCCGGCAGGCGTAGGGGATGAGTATGCCACAGGCGGCACGCTCATCATTGGGGAAGAGGTTATGCTGTTCCAGCGCGTTAACGACTTGTTCCTTGTGAACCGAGGAGACTGGGACACCACAGCAGTTGCCCATGATTTAGGCGACACGGTGCAGCAATGCGTACCATACAACGATCAGAATGTACTAGACGTGCTCTACGACTTACTGGTCAACGGCGCGAAGATACCAGCCGGTTATATACCCTACGGAAACCCCGGCGATAATTGGGACGAAGAAAAAGAATGGTTATCAACATCAAATGTTTACGGGATTTTAACCAAGCCTGAAGAGGTAAAAAAAGTAATTGCAGAGTTAACCGAGCAGTTCCTCTTTGACGTGTGGTGGAACGCTGAAGAACAAAAAGTTTTTGTCCGCGCAATCTCACCAGACAGAGGCGGCGAAACGCCTACGCTAAGTTATGCGACGGATATTATAGAGGACAGCGTGCAAGTTAAGTACATGCCGAAGGAGCGGCTAACGCAGATCACAATCTTTTATAACAAAATAGACTACACCGACAACGAAGATACTAGAAACTTCTCAAGTATTTTAATTCAAAAAAACTCCGACATTGAGAGCGCCGATAGGTTAAATGCGGTAAAAGTTAAAACGATAAAATCACGGTGGATGCGAGACGGCGCACAAGCATTACAACTCGCTGGCAAACTACTCAACAGATACTCTTTCGCGCCAGAAGAGATAAAGTTTTCAATCACACGGAAAGATGACTCTTCCGTGCGCTTGGGTGAGCTAATAAACGTCAACGCTTGGCAGCTACAGGATGCGCGTGGGGCTGATGAGCCGCGCAAGTTTCAGGTTACAAGTATAGTGCCTGACGCACAAACAGGCGGAGAGATCCTGCACATAACCGCCAAGCGTTCATTCTTCTCCGGGCGCTACTGGAAAATTGCACCGAACGGGCTGGCAGACTACTCAAGCGCAACTGACGAACAGCGAGCGCAGTACGGCTTTGTAGGTTACAATGGTACATACTTTCCCGATGGCGAACCTAACTATAAAATCATTTGAGGTAGAACAATGGCAAGTTATGTGACAATTCCTGATGGCGATATAGACCCCGAATCGCCGGGCGATACTTCCCTCTTTTCACGCTTGCGGGATAACCCCATCGCCATTTCGGAAGGCAGCACAGGCGCGCCACGTATAGCTGTCGACTCGCTATCAAATGGGGTAAAAGATTTAATCACGATTGCTTCATCATTAAATGTTTTTGAAGTGTCCCCATTTAATTCTTCAGGGGGAACTCTTTTTTACGCAGCTTGGGGGCGCGATGCTTGGCTGCCGTTTCGATATGGATCAACTACTTCAGCTTCTTCAAATGCAATAAGCCAGTTCATTGAATTTATGACTTTTGACGCAAGCCAAACTTTGAATATTAAGCTGAGGTATGACTACACGTTTGATCCGCCAGATGATGATGCGGAAATTCGCATCATCACATCTTTAGGCAATGTGCTTTACACTTCATCGCTACTGTCTGCCGGTGAAAATCTTTTGCTAATTACTGGCATTGCCGCTGATCCAGATCCAGCATTAGGCGGCGCTACTAAATTAAATTTAGAGGCGCGCATTGGAAGTGGCAGCGGTAGTGATATTATTTATATCAACGATTTTATTGTGTCACTCTTGGCATAGGTAAACAACAATGGAACTATATACAAGATCATACTTAGACAAGAATAGGGGCACTCCCATCAACGGAGCCGTTGTTACCGTTTACACTACTATCGGCACAACCGCTGCCATTTTTGACTATCAAGGCAACGCGCAGATCAACCCATTTCTAACTGGCTTAAACAGGTCAGAAGGAGAGATCGAGTTCGCGGCTGCTGATGGGTTGTACGATCTAAAGATTGAAAGCGGTGGCGAGACCGAATGGATAAGGTCGCAAGGACTTTTTGATTCAGATGGAGGTGGAGCAGCTACCGGCGGAGACTACTACATAGATTCAGGCACAGCCAACAACTACGTGCTAACGCCTACGGGGGCTGCGCCAATAGCTTACACTGACGGGATGTTAATTAGATTTTTACCGACGAACACAAGCACTGGCGGCTCTACCGTAAACGTCGCAGGGCTTGGTAGTAAGGACATACGCACCAAAGGCGATAACGCGATTGCGCCGCTTGCAATAAACACAAAAGAAACCGTGGTGGCGCAGTACAATGATGCGCTCGGAAAGTTCCTCGCACTAAAGCTATACCTGCCTGCCGCCTATGCGGACAGCCCCGACAACGGCACCGCCCCGAATGATGTGCTAACGCAGCTAAATTTTACCAACATCAGCGGGGATACAGAACTGTGGGATGCCGCAAACAGCCGCTTTGATCCGAACGGCGCATGCTCATTGAGCGTGTACGCAGGGATACGCTGGGGTTCTAATCCCAACGGTTACCGCGAATTGCAAGCGGACATCGTATCCGCTGGGTTTGGCATAAGCAGAACAGTCCCAGTGCCAGGCACATCCACGTATCTCGTAGCATCAAACGCAGACGCCGAAAGCGGCACGGGCGTTTACGCACGATCTATGGTGCGACAATCGTCAGGCACTACGCTGAACATCAGCAGCACGGACGTCAATAACTTTTTAGCTATCATTATCCACGATTGGATTTGATGGAGGAGATACAAAATGGCACACGAATCGTCACATATTTCTGGAAATCAATACAAAGTCCCTATTGACGTGAATGCAGACATTGCTTCTGTTATCGCCGCGCATGGATTGATTGATCCAGTTTATTTGAAAGGTGTACTGTATTTCACTTTGCCCGGTGGCGAAGACATTGATGATGTCGAGGGGACTGTTTTTGATGCAAATGAGGAGGCGCCGAGCGAGAAAGAGATAGAAGTCCAGGCTGTTATTCGTGCTGGGCAAGAGGCTATTGATAAAATTAAATCAAACTGCCGCAGCTTGGTAGATGAACTGTTTAGTTATGGGTATGCCTTTAAGCTTGACCTGACTGGTTACATTGATAATGAAGGAGAGTCGGTAGGGGTAAGAGAGTATGTTGAATTCGCAGATCTGGTTCGAGACTTCTTGATTGATCCTGTGATTGCATCTTTAGCCATAAAAGATGCTTACAGCTTTTCTAGTGATTACACAATTAAAGTCAAGGACAATGATTTACTCTACGGCGAGCAAAGGACAGGCGGCGAATTCAATAACCCTAGCTACGATGATTTTAATACGATCAGATTGAAGTTCGTGGAAGATATTGCCAACTATTATGATTTTATTGGCGCAGATGCCGGAACGGAAACTGGAGCGCAAGACAGGAAAATTCAAGCGGTAGTGGACAGAATCAACAGCAGCGGCGTGAGCGCAATAAAACACCTATACGCCACCCGCACGGCAGCAGTCTCAAGCTTGACGCGAGGTTTATTAGCCATTGAAACCTTGCTCCGTAGCCTGCAAAGCACTCCAGCTTTTTTAGTATCATCAGCAGCTATATACACAACCACAAATCAAATCAATCAAATATTGGCGACGCATGAGGCGGATTTTGAAGCCGCCACGACGGAGATCCCCCAGCGCTGGGAGGAAGCCATGACGCCGCACAATGAATTCATAACAGAAGTCGAGCAATCGCGGCTACAGCTTGAAGATTAGTGAGTAGGTGACCCATGCCCACGCAACCAACGCATCCGCAGCGCAGATATACTGATAGCCGCATAGACTGGATCTACGAAACTATGCAGAGCCAGGTTAAGCAGACGGCGGAGATATCGCACAAGCTTGGTACGCTTGAGAAATGTATTCACGAACTAAGGGAGGAAACGAGGATGCCACTACAAGCATACAAAGAGTTCCAAGGCTTCGTCGGAACGGTCAAAGAAATATCAAGTATCGTTAAAGCGGTGTCAGCGGTTATGGTATTTTTTGCCGCGATCATTTCCGGACTACTCTATACGATCGGAATAGGGTTCTAAGATGATCAAGCGACCTTTGCCAAAGAACTGTTATTCAAAGTACCCCATCTTGACTCCGGAAGGAATCATCATACATTACATAAGCGCGATCAACACGGCTCCAGATGCGTGGGATGATGTTGATGAGATCGTAAAAATCTTTGAAGATTACAAGCTCTCGGCGCACTTCCTTATTGATCGTTACGGCAACGTTATTGAGCTAGTGCCAATAAATTTCCGCGCCTTCCATGCAGGCAAATCAAAATGGAAAAAGTGGCGGAATCTTAACAGGAACTTCCTTGGTATAGAGTTGGTGGCGACGCATAATAGTGGCTACACCGACGCGCAGTACGACGCGCTGCAAAAACTTTGCACTAACCTAACAAATGAGCTTAATATATCAATGTCAAACGTCGTAGGCCACTCTGACGTGGCGCCACGGCGCAAGCGTGACCCTGGGCCACTTTTCGATTGGGATAGGTTCCGCGAGGGGGGAAAGTGATGTGCGCTTTTGGATTCGAGGCAGCAACGATCTCGCCAGCTATTTTCCTGGCAGTATTGGTAGCGATGGTAATAGTACCCCACGCACTGATGTGGCTGGCTTTTCGTCACGGCAAAAAATAATGGGCATGCTGGACAGTCTTTCAAGCTTTGTCGGCGGCTCCTTTTTCAAAGAAGTCAAAGAGACTGTCATGGCATACTTCCCGCCAGATATGTCACCAGAAGCCAAGCTGAAGGCAGAGCAGGGCTTGCAGCGGCTCCTCCACGAAAAAGAGATGGAGGCGAACCGTGCCATTGCCGAGGCCACGGCACAGCTAGATCAACGAATTCGTGAACAAGAGGGCACCGCCGCAGACCTTAAGGCGCTCCCCGTCGTGGGGCGTGTTGTGATCTTCCTGCGAGGCCTCCAGCGACCCGCCTGGGGGTTCCTTACCATGGTAATGGATTATCAGTGGTTCTTTGGTGCTCACGATTTCACAGAACAGCAGCAGACAGCCATGATCGTGATCAACCTGCTTGTCTTGGGCTTTTTGTTCGGTGAGCGGACGATCAAAAACCTTTCCCCCCTAATCATCCAAGTTTTTGGAGGCAAGCCGCCGCCAAAAGCCTAACCCACCACGCCTCCACCTACACCCTATATATATAGGGTACCTGCATATTACCCCGCTTTACCCCTTTTCCGAAAATAAAAAAGCAAGCTAATCAGTAACTTAC